TAAGTATTCTAATATATTCTCTTCTATGGATTTGCTCACAATGCTTTTTTCAGAGAAATTGAGAGTGGGATTGAAAGAAATGGAAGTGACTATGAGGTTCAGGAATGTGCAGGAATATGAAGGTGACTTTGATTCATGGCTTCCTGAATCAGAGATAGACAAGATGCTTGCTTATAACCTGAATGATGTTGAAGCAACTGAAGAGCTGCTCAATAGGTGTGAGAAGGAGATAAGGCTCAGAGAAGGAATTGAGAAAGAATTTGGTGTCAATGTGATGTCCAAGGATGGAATGACCATTGGAACTGAAATCCTAAAGACCAAATATCTTGAGAAGACAGGGAAGCAGTGGTGGGAGATAAAAGACCTCAGAAGCCCTTGTGATATTATAGACCTCAAAGATGTCATATTCCCCTTCATACACTATGACACTCCTGTCCTCAAGAGCTTTCTGGAAGAGTTCAAAAGCCAGAGTGTGGGTACAGGTAGGAAGGCATACAACAAGCACTTTCTTTTGGGAGGTTGTGATGTGAGTGTTGGAGTTGGTGGAATACACACCAAGAATGAGCCAGAGATTATTATCCCTAAAGAAGACGAGATTCTGGCTGATTCGGATGTGAATTCTCTTTATCCATCACTTATAATTAGTTACAACTTGGTTCCCAAACATCTTGGAAAAGAGTTCCTTGAGGTGTATGGAGACATAAGGGAACAAAGACTCTATGCCAAGCATCATCCAGAGATATCTGGTAACGACATCAAGAACTCCACATACAAGCTTGCACTGAATGGTGCTACGGGAAATTATCAAAATGAGCATTCATGGCTCTATGACCCAGTTGCTGTAATGAAGATAAGAATCAATGGTCAGTTGCTTCTTCTCATGCTTACAGAGAAACTCATCAAACACGGTGCTAGAATCAAACAACTTAATACTGATGGTGTTCTATATACAATCAAGAAAAATGTTGACCTTGATTCCATTCTCAAACAATGGGAAGATGAGACAAAACTGACACTTGAGACTGAAGAGTATGAGGCATTCTACCAATTTGCAATTAACGATTACCTTGCTGTAGGTAAAGGCTACAAAGAGACAAAGAACCCTAAACTTCTCAAGTACAAGGGACTTTTCATTCCCAAAGTATCACTTGGCAAAGGTATGCAGCCTATGGTGATACCAAAGGCAATCAACGCATGGTTCACTGATAAGGTTCCTGTAGAGGAAACTATCATGAACAACAAGGACATCAATGACTTCATAACCTATCAGAAAGTAGGCAAGAAGTTCTCTGTGGAGTATAAGGGAAACCTTGTGCAACACATCAACAGGTACTATGTATCCAAATCAGGATACGGTGGCTGTTTATACAAATGTACAGTTGACGATGATGGAAGAAGAGTTGACTACACAAACATGCTCAAGGGATACGATGTTACCCTTGTGAACAACTTAGAGGATGTGAAGGAGTTTCCAAAGGACATCAACTACCAGTATTACATCTATCAAGCAAAAAAGATAATCAACCAGCTTGAGAACAAACAACTATCACTTTACGACATTTTTGACTATGACATTGAAGGAGCTTAAACAATTCATCAAGGACATACCAGAGAAGTATGATTCCTTAGAAACGGGAACAATGAACTCAGAGAGTTACACCAATAAAATAGAAATCAATGGATATTTCATTGATACCAAAGAGAATAGGTTCTTCTTCACCAACCTATTTGTAGTACCAAGAACTTAAAAGCCTACAGGCAGGGTCATCTGAGGACTATGACATTATCAGTCCTGAAGAGTCAGGATAAACTGAGTGTTGTCAGAAAGAAAGAAGACTTCCACAGCGGTGTCCAAGGATGACAGGTATGGGATGAAAGCAATCAACAACAGTTTAACGGGTGTAAGGAGCACTCAATGTTTGCGATAATTCTTTTTGGTAATGGGAATCAGCATGAATCCCATACCACCTGCTAAGGCTTAAATAACCAAAAGCTTATGAAAGAGATAGAATTTGATGAAAAAGAGGCTTTGGAGGAAATCGAGAAGAATGGTGATACTATCTTTCACATACATCTCAATAGCCTTGAGATTGGATGGGACAAAGCGTTACATTTTGCAGTATGCTGTGTAATCACTCTCATTCCTTTCTTGATTACATGGAATGTTAACTGGGTTTTCTTTGGTTTCCTTGCAGCAATCATGATTGGTTTCATGAAGGAACTGTTTGACAAATATGTCAAGAAGACCAAGTTTGACCTTATTGACATGATAGCTGATATACTGGGAGCATTCTTAGGTGTTTTGATAGCTGCTTTAATTCATGCATTATGATACTTACTTATGCCAAGTATATAGAGCTTCTAACAGCTTTGGATGAGCATACAAAATGTAAGTTCAAGAGAAAAACCTTACAGAATTACATATTCCATCATTTGATGTCAAAGTATGGTTACTTTGTGGCTGAAAACATCAATGGCATCAAGATGGCTATATGGGACTCATTCAACAAGAAGGTGTTCAGAAACCACATGAACAAAAAGAAAATAAAAAAGAAAAAGAAGAAGAAAAATGGAAACAGAAAGCATGAGACCAATACCAAGGCTCAACGAGTTACCTAAGGAGATATCCTTTCTCCAGAGCCCTGAAGAAGATAATGTAAATCATCCTGAGCATTACACATGGCTCAAGGAGAAAGCAGGAGTTGAAGTAATTGAAATCACCCGTCATCTTGACTTTGATCGAGGTAATGCCATTAAGTATATCCTCAGGTGTGGCATTAAGGAAGAAGGAGACATTGACAAGGCTATTGAGGACATAGAGAAAGCCATCTGGTATCTCAACGACTACAAAGAGAATTTTCTTATGCCTTATGCAGAAACGTTTAATTATTCATTAAGGGAAGATGAGCAAGAAGATAGATAAGTTGGCAATGGGTTATTCTGATATGGTCTATGAAAGGGCAAAGGAGACTCACAATGACTATAAGTGGAACGCTTTCTCAGAAGGATACCTCACTGCATTGGATTTGCATTTAGAGACAGCATGGAAGACAGGAGCCTCACACATCCTCACAAGCCTTCAAGGGATTCTCCTTTCAGAGGATTCCAATGTAGGAAAGATTGCAAGGATGAAAGCACTTGTTGAAGAACTTAATAAGGAGGTGTAACATGACATTTGTGACACTTGACATCATTCTCATATTGTGTATCATTATGTACTTGATATGGGATTCATTAAACAACGGATTATGAACCAGATTATATTAGAAAGGCAGCATGATGAAACCATGCTGTCCCTCAGGGAACAGATTGATAACATTGACAAATTATTTGAGTATTATGAACACCCCAATATTGACAACAACACAAGAGAACATAGCTCCTTGGAACAGAGACACACAGGAAGACAAGAAGTTTAACTGCACAATCACAATGGTTCTCAGCAAGGATACAGATGTGTGGTCTAATAAATATATCATTGACGAAGGAAGTGTTATTCCTGACAATGATATGGAGGAAGACTACACAGACCAGCATTATACTCCACTTGAGCTTATAGAGGTGCTTGGAAAGATACTGGCATCATTCAGAGGCAAGGAAGGGTGGAAAGACTATTATGAGGAGATTATTGAGGAATGCCAAGGTTGGATTGATGATGAGTTTACGGTAAGTGTATGAAGAAAGAAGTTGAATATGCAAAGGAAGAGGGAGTCATTGGAAGAATCAATGTTCTCCTCTCAGCAGCTTATATGCTGAACTCTGAAGTAAGTATTCTTACAGCAATGACTGAAACTCTTCTTGAGAGATATGGACTTAAAATGGGTTCTCTAAAATGGAGGCTAAATAATCTCAATGGTGCCTTTGACATGTATTGCAGAGAGTTCTCTTCACTTGTTACAGACAAAGAGATGAAAGAATGCTGGATGAGAGATGTGTCAGAACTCCACAAACTCATATTCACATGGCAAGGAATACCTGAAGAGTGGAAACCTGGAGACCCTCAATATCTTGAGTATCCTTATGAGATATTAGCGGTACCTAAAGACAAATCTAAAAAAGAAGACAGCGATGAAAATACTACCAGTAAGTCTGATTCCTGATAATGGGAATTGTATAGGTATAGAAAAATTCTCTATTACTTATGTGCAACCTGCTGACACAAATTCTAAAAGTGAGGAAGACCAGTTTCTAAAGATAGATGCTATAGCAACTGTGGATAGTGTTGAGGAATATAAACAAGCAGGTGAGCCTCTGTATTATTATAATATTTCCACAAGGAAACGGAGTGTGGAAAGCGCAGAAGAAATTGCATTGTTGTTAGAGGATTTCAAAAAACGATTATCGATAGAGACAAATGGAAAAGGAACTTGAAGATTATATATACGATAGAAGAACTTCGTGATGAGATTAAACGAAGAAATAAACTTGCAAAGGAAAATACTAAAGGAATGTATAACAGTAAAACTGAATGAGTTATGAGACTTTGGAAAGTACATATTAAAACATATAATTTTGGCAATTCATACTATGATTTGTTTGTCTTAGCAGATACAGAAAGTAATATGCTGAGAACAGTATATAGGCATCCATCTTATAGTAATGACGAAGATGCTGAAATTGTAAATTATGAAGAAATTGATTTAGATAATTCTGAAAATAAAGTATTATGATTACAGAAGACTACGTATCCTTTGAAGTATCCAAGTTACTCAAAGAAAAAGGATTTGGTTGGGAATGTTGTGGGAGATATTCAAACTTAAATTGTTGTGATTATGGGATATATTAAAAATTCAACAAATGAAATTGGTAATGTGGTAACAACCACAAGAGAACACAGTTCGCTTCTTGGTAAATTTACTAAAGGGAGTATAGTTAAAATAATAGATATAAACCCTATAAGTGGTTATACTATTGAAGATGAAAACGGTAATAGAATTAGTGAAATTGGTTGGACTATATAAACAATAACTATTGAGATTATGAATAGTATGAGCAACAACGAAGATGAAAGATTAAGAAAGACTACTATTGCTTTTCTGAAAGATTTCGCAGAACAAAGTTATGAGAATGCTGTGGAATGCATAGATTGGCTTGAAAAGCAAGTGCAAAAGCCAACTGATGAAACTGCGCCCAAGTTTCATGAAGGTGAGTGGATTATTAGAAGTGCTGAAGGCTTCAAACATAACAGTTATCTTGTTAAAGAGGTAAAGGACTATTATGTTTGCGAAGACCTGAAAGGCAGACGAGTAACATTTACTTTTAGTGATGTGCATAAAAATTTCAAACTGTGGAATATCTCCGATGCTAAGGATGGTGATGTGCTTACTTGGGATAATAGCAAATGTATCGCTGTATTCAAAAATATCTATGATGAAGATTCCTTTAATGGTTATGGATTTGTAGGACATTGTACAGGTACATTTGAATCAGGACTGTCTTTTCACGATATAGAAGGTGCTCGTCCAGCCACAAAAGAACAACGTGACACTTTGATGAAAGCAATGGCTGATGTTGGGTACACCTTTGACTTTGAAAAGAAAGAGTTGAAGAAGGTTGAGCAGAAGCTTGATGATGAAATTGAATCAAGGTTTAAAGTTGGTGATTGGATTGTAAATAGACTTGATGATTTATGGCATATAGATAGTTTTGATAAGAAAAATTATCAAATATCCGACGGAAAAGGGAATTATAATTATTTTTCGATATTAAAACAAGATGAAATGCACCTTTGGACTATTAAAGACGCTAAGCATGGCGATGTGCTTGCATATGATACGGTAGTTTTGATTTTTGACCATTTGGGAACTTTTGAAAATAGACCGATAATATATAGTTGGTATTTCGCAGACTCCAAAAAATTCTACGGAATGGGCACAAGTGACCCTGACAGATGGGAAGTAGAAGGATTTTATCCAGCAACTAAAGAACAGCGCACTGAATTGTTCTTAAAGATGCACGAAGCGGGGTATGAATGGGACGATGAGAAGAAAGAACTGAAGAAGATTGAGCAGAAGTCTGTCATTAAAATGATAACTCCAGAGGAAAGTCTTGGTATTAGTTCAGAAGAATATAACAAAATTGTAGATGAATGTATCTATGGCGATGATAAACCTGCTTGGGATGAAGAGGATGAGAAGAATTGGCAGGGTGTTATTGATGAAATTAAAGCAAATAGAAGTAGTGCGCCAGATTATGATATTAAGGTATATGACAAATACATAGATTGGCTCAAAACATTGAAACAAAGACTAGGGGGTGAGAAATGAAAAAGTACATAGACAAAGAGGCTTTAGTGAAGAGTATAGAGAGAAGAATAAAAGGATTAAAGGGTTGTCATGCTGATACGGTTGCAGGTTATGCTGGAGAAATTGCAGGCTTAGAAAGACTACTTTCTCTTATTGACACCCTTGAAACAAGAGAGGTAGATTTGGATAAAAGTGCAAGGAACTATCTACTGAACGAGCATAAATCTCCACTAAATGATGTGTTTCATCAGTGTGATTTAAGGACAGAAATGCAGTATCATCAAGATATTGAAAATGCCTATAAAGCTGGATTTGAACTTGGGATTAAAGCACAGAAAGGAGAATAATATGATACAGGAAGAAAAAGATTTGGTATCAAGAATTAATGAATTAAAAAGAGATATTTCAATTTATATTGATTCAAATCCAGATTGGATATATTACTTCCTTAATCCGTCAGCAGGATGTAATGAGGAATTGTTTGACTGTATTAAAGAACATCCTGATGATTGGAAATCTTATATTGACTTTGAAGTTTCTAATATAAGTTGTTCTTGTATATATATCAAAATACACATAGAAGATGAGACAGACTGCGGAATAACATTAGGTAGATACATTTATCTTATCAACTTTAAAGAAACCGTTGAAATGAATAAGATGCTTTATGATGGTGAATTAGATGAAATTAGAAGGAAGAATATTGAAGCAGATATTATAAATCTTAAAGACGCGTTATCAAAGAAAGAGGAAGAATTAAAAAAATTAGAAAATGGTTGAGTTTTTAGGAAACCTTTATATGATTAAGGATGGACATATATTAGAGCATTTATACGGTATTGAATGGCCGAAAACATATGATATCCCTCATTATAACCTTACGATACCAAGTAATAAAGTTAAAGAGATTAAACTCCCCAAACTAACAGGAAAAATATTTTGGATATGACACAAGAAGAAAAAGATTTACTACTCCAAGACCTTTGTGCAAGATTGCCTTATGGAGTGTTTTGTAATATGGGTTTGGACTACCCTCTCCCACTACAAAGGCTATTTGTAGATAAATTAGATGGAATACTACTTGATTTCTATGAGGATGGAAAAGCTTATCAGGTGTATTTAAGTGAAGTTAAGCCCTATCTCCGGCCAATGTCTTCAATGACTAAGGAAGAAAGAGTTGAATTTAGTCAATTGCTAGACAAAAGATATTGCGAAGAAGATTGGGAAGGGCATATTAGTACTTCTTATTGCATTGAAATTGACGACGTTTATATTGATGACGAAGGTGGAATTAAATATCCATCAACATTTAGAATGGATGCTGTTGATTGGCTCAATGCTCACCATTTCGATTATCGTGGATTAATTGAAAAAGGTCTTGCAATTGAGGTAACAAAAGAAAATAACCCGTATGAAAATTAAGATAACATATCTTGAATGTGGTGGATTTGGTTCTATCATAGATTGTAATACCCCAAGAATATTCTGTCCATTCTGTAAAGAACGAATTGCTGATTTTAGTGAAGTAAAAGAAGTTACCTCAATGGAATTATATGAGTTACTAAAACATAATTTTAACAAAATAATAACTGCTATATGATTACAGAAGATTACTGCTCTTATGAAGTAGCAAAACTGCTCAAAGAGAAAGGATTTGACGAACCGTGCTTTTATTATTATAAAGACGGAGTTCTAATGTTTAGCCCCTTCTTAAAAGGAAGAAATTCATATCATACTGATACATACTCCGCCCCAACTCATCAAATGGCAATGAAGTGGTTGAGAGAAGTGCACAAACTTACCTTCATAATATCTCCTCAGTGGGTAGAAGGGGATATGAGAAATCCTTATAGATGGTATTGGGAAGTGAAAGGATTAAAAGATATTACTACCGATGTGTATAGTAATCCTTTATGTGACTCTTATGAAGAAGCCGTTGAAGCAGCATTAAAGTATTCACTTGAAAATTTGATTTGAGATATGAAAGCATATACTGATATAGAACAGTCAAAGAAGTTGGCAGAGATATTGTCGATTGAAAGTGCTGATGGTTGGTGGACATCTCTGAATTGGCAAGAAACAGAATATTATATTGAAGTTAAACAAGACGGAATAAACAAACCTAAAAAATGTATTCCTTGTTGGTCACTGGCTA